GCATGACGCCAGCTTCGATCAACGCAACTTCCAGGTCGAGGTCCCAGCCGCTGTTGCCGAATGGTCGCTTGCTGCTGAATCCTTCACCTTCGATCCACAGCTTGGTCAACAGGATCAGGAAGTACTCGCGAACCGTGAACGGTTGATCAGCGTTGACGTCCGGGATGACGATCTTCTTCTCGAGCAGGTCGGTGAAGTCGTACTCGGACAAGAGCTTCGAGCGAGTGAGCTTTGCAATTTCCTTGTTACGTGACATGATGTAGTGTCCTCAAAACTTCACGAATTTGAATTCTTCGACCGCTTCAACCTCATCGGGCGGAGCTCGGAACGATGAGATGTCCCAGTCAAGAACGCCGCCTCCAACAGTTGCACCGATGAGAACAACCTTGTCATGTGCTTCTGGAAGATCCTCGACCTCGTATTCCTTGACGGATTCCAGAGTCTTGATCCAGATCTTCATGGCTTGCTGACGAACTCGTCGTCGAGATGAGCGTATCGTTCCTTGAACGCATTGAGCTTGGCGTTCTGCTCAGCTTCGTGGTCGACTTCTTCAGTGTTGCCATTCTGCATGTCGCAGAGGACGGCGTAGATGTTGTCGGCAACTTGATCAGAGTCGATCTCGCGCTCTCCCGGAGGGATGGTGATACCGCCCAGCTGAAGGTTCATTTCCTTGAGCTTGGCGAACATGCGGTCGATAGCTTCACTCATTAGTCAATCTCCAGCCAGTGTTCCCAACCTTCGGTTCCGAAGAAGTCGTCTTGTCCGAGCTCGTCGAGCAGATGCGCCTGGAGAATTCCCAGAACCGTCTCGACATCGTCATCGGACCAGTAGGATTCGTCTGACATCTCGGCGAGTCTTTCACCGAGTAGCTTGATGACTTCGCGCTGGCGAGCAGGCTTCAGATCAATCAGGTTCACGTTGACTCCATGATGTAGAAGATGGCGGGTGTCTGACGAATCGAACGCCAAGCCTCTCGGCTCGATGTGCTTTCAAGGCACTCTCCAGCCCAGCTGGATTAGCCACCCAAAGAAGACGGGGCTTCCACCCGTTCCCACTTCGTTTTAAGGTCCGCGTGTCCAGGACCAGGGGAACACTGATTTATGGTGTTCCCTCCACCACTCGGTTTACGTCCGAGAACGAGATCCCAACGACGGGATGTTGGTAGTGCATATCGGAATCGAACCGATCAATAACGGCTTATGAGACCGCACTCTTACCCAGCTGAGTCATGCACCAAATTTCGGCGAGCAAGTATCGCTCTGTATGAGACGATGATACTCTCAAGAATTCCAATGATTGCGATGATATCCTCGGAGCGCTTGCCTTTGGTGGCTTCGTGCGCTGCACGTTGGATGATGCCCTTGTAGAAGGTCTTCGATCGCATCAGGGTTCCATAATGAAAAAAGAGAGCACAGCGTTCGGTATCTCCACTGATGCCTCACGGCGAGCGGTGCCCATGAACCGCCTATGCATTAGGCGTTGCTGTACTCTCAAAGTGGCGGAGCGTTACGGAATCGAACCGTAAGGGCTTACACCCTCTGCGCGCTTTCCAGGCGGCACCCGACCCAGTCGGGATAACACTCCAATTTGTTACAACCGTCACACCAGTGTATCAAGATGGCGAGGGATTCGAACCCTCCGCGTGCGCACGGTCACCAAGAATCCATCAACCGGAATTGAACCGGCTAGTTGCATTTGGTAGTTCCTGCCGGTCTCGAACCGACGACATCCACCATGTCATAGTGGCGCTCTACCAACTGAGCTAAGGAACCATAGATGGTAGCGGGACCTGGAGTCGCACCAGGATCGGAGGGTTATGAGCCCAACATTCTGCTATTAAAATATCCCGCGTCAAACTTGGAGCAGGTGACGAGATTCGAACTCGCGACACTTTCGTTGGCAACGAAAGACTCTACCACTGAGCTACACCTGCATTAAACGTTGTAACCGAAACTTTCTTGGCGCCTGCACCACGCGGCAGCTTCTTCCGTATGAAGTTCTGTCATCGTTTTCGCTTGCAGCATTCCCAGGTCACGACCATAGGCGCGTAGCGTGTGCATCAAATGCTGTACATCTTCTTTGTCAGAATTCGCGTAGCGATTCGTGAGGACCAGGTTCTGGTCCAGATCAGCAACGAACTGACAGTGCGCAACCGCATCGAGAGGGAGCCACTTGGCATCGCCTTGCCCGATGCGGGCAGAGAACAACTTGAACTTCAGCAGGCGACCTTCAGCATCGACAACGCCGATGGTAGTGGTACCAACTGGCTTGAAGAACGACTCAAACTCTGACATGACGAAGTCTCGATTGTATTTAGGACGTCCGCTTCACATGAGAAGCAGTTCGGTTCACGACCGTGATAAGCGAGCACAGCTTCGTAGTCGCTGCATCCTGCATCAACGGCGCGTTGAACGTCATCGCTGCTCAGGTTGTTACAGATGCATACGATCATAATGAAGTGCTCACTCAAAGAATGGCGGTCACGCTTGTATAGCGCATCCTTTCGGACTGTGACCTGCGCATGCTTCTTACTTACCAGCCTTGCGAGTCACGACCCAAGCCAGAACCTTAGCGCCGAGCGCTTTCCATTCAGGCTGCGGAAGGACGAACCAGCCGAGCAACACACCAGCAATCAACCAACCCATGGCACATCTCCGTTCAAGGAGTTTGTATATAGGTTGAATTGTAGATCCGCCAAAGAACGACAGGTCACGGAAGGTAGCTAGTCTTCCGCCTTCTGCAGACACCGCAACGGGATTCGAACCCGTACTTCCCGCGTCAGGGCGGGAGTGCAACCAGATTACACCATGCGGTGTACACGTTCTTCAGCTCGCCTGGCCATTTTCGTGGTCAGACTATCTTGGTCAGGATGCTCAGATTTGAACTGAGGACACTTCGCCCCAAACGAAGCATGTTACCAGACTACACTACACCCTGAATGATTTTGTCGAGTCGAGCTTCGATTCGCTCCTTCGACCAAATGCGATGAACGACATATCCGGCTTCTGCTAGAACGGCGTCACGCTTCTTGTCTCTTTCCTTCTGTTCGTCAGAACTATGCCACTGCTCACCATCAATCTCGATGATGGTCGAACCGATGCAAAAGTCCACGAAGAACTTTCCAATCTGCTTCTGGTGCTCAAACACCACACCATTTCTTTCCAAGAACTCGAACGCTACCTTTTCTGGATACGTCATCTTGTTTCGGTTGCCAGCGAGCAGCCTGTTCGGATGAAGTTCGGGGCGCTCTTCGAGCAGCTTCTTCCGACTATCACTCATCTTCTTACGGGCTTCGTCACTCGGCTTCTTACCTTTGCGACCCTTTGTAGCCTTGGAGATAGAGTCTCCATAAGCCTTTACACGCGGGTCTTCTTTGGTCAGCCCCTTGTTCCAAGACGTCAACCCGAGCGTCTGGCTCTTGTATACCCTATCAGGGTTCTGAGGGCACAGTCGCTGGTGGTTACGGTATGAGTTCAGGTTCTTGCATTCTTTCTGACAAAACTTGCAGTTCAATTCGGTCATTCAATAGCTCCATATAGGAACTATTTAGTAAACCGAATGCTCTACCGAAATTGTGGGAGCCCTTACGGAACTCCCTGACCTTTGAGGAACCCACTAGGTCAACAGTTGGGCTTAGGCTGCGAGAGCAACCGGAGCGTAGATGTCATCATTAGCATCTATATGGTTTGCGCGGATTAGGTCCGTCGCCTGTCCAGCTGCCGTCTTGTCTATCTGCGCCTGTCGAAACCTTGGCATCCCCATCATAAAGCGTCTCGCTGGTATCCCGTCATGACTCGGGTTTCCGTCACTAACCAATCATCCGTTTATGCGCACTGTCCGGAGTGACTCGTAAGCCCCTGTCCACCACGTGGGACGCTCGGGGAGACGATTTATGGTGGAGATGGCGGGAATCGAACCCGCGTCCAAACGCCCTTCGAGTCGAAGGAATTACAGCCATCTTGTTACAACTTCAGTATGTAGCTATCTTACTGTTTCAGTAGCCAATGTTTCACTTATCGTCAGCCAATTTGTGAAGCATTGCCTTCAACTCTTCTTGCTCTTCGTGCGTGAAAACGTTCTTGTCGTGGATGGCGACGGAAAGGATCCGTGCCACAGCCAACGGGATGATCACGAAGATCGTCACATGCATCAGAGCCACCGCAGTGATCTGACCACAGAGCGTCTTCGGTGCAACGTCACCATAGCCGGTAGACGTTGCCGTTACGAAAGACAACCAGAAGGACTGCAGGATCGGCAACCCTTCTGCGAAGTGGAACGACACCGAAGCCAGGCAGATGATGCCCAAGTAGAGCAAGAACACCTCAGCGAGCGTGTCGGTGTAATTGACGACGAACGAAGTGAATTGGTCCTTCTTGGGCATGGCATCAGTCCTTGATCAGATGCGGGAGGAACCGCGACGTGTTCTTGGTGATCAGCGTCGAATCCTCGCGGATACCGATACCGCACGCTTCACCACCAACCGTCCAGCTACCGATCACGGCGTAGCTGTCACCAAACTTCGGCAGAGGCGTGTACTTCTGCATGATGTAACCGCCATGCTCTTCCTCTTCCTCGGTCTGGTCGATGCCCGGGATGATCACGCCAGCACCCTCGCGGGAGAAGAACGGCTTCACCACGAAGCCTTCCTTCACGTCTTCCGGCTTGTCGATCCAGTAGGCTTCGATCAAGTTGGGATGGTTCGGGTACATTTCCCACAGCAGCGGCAGGATCGCCTTGTTGCTGATCACAGCCTTCCAGCACGGTTCGATGAAGTTGGTCACCGTGGTTCCGACGTGATGGCCATAGGCTTCACGCAGCATGTGTTCCCACGGGTACAACTTGAACAGGTTCTGGATCTCGTTGCCTTCGTCGTCGATGAAGATGTCGTACTCGTACAGGCTCGTATCGATGCCGACTTCCGAGATGTCCATCAGCTTGCAGTTGAAGCCAGCCTGGACGGCGGTGTCCATCATGTACTCGAGCGTGAACGAGTCTTCGATCGAATCCAGGACACCAGCGAAGTGCACCGAAGCGGATTCGTCGTTGTCATGGTTCATCGCGCGGATCGTCTTCCACTGCGCAACCAGGCACTCGTGGATACGATTGTATTGGTCGAGCTCGGGGAACTGCGATTCCAACCAGTCCCACTGGAACACCGACGCTTCGAACAACGAAGTCGGAGTGTCATAGTTGGCTTCGTACAGCTTCGCCGGGTTCTTGCCGTCATAGCACAGATCCAGGCGACCGTACACAGTCGGATGATCTTCATTCCACGAATCGCGGATCGCATCCCAGGACTCTTTCGGGATAGCGAAGCGGCGCAGCAGTTCATCGGAGTTGATCACGCGGTCGGCTGCTTCGAGCAGCATGCCGTTGATCTCCTGCGTCGGCTTCTCGATGTCTTCTTCGATCTGCTTCAGCGTGAACTGGTAGTAAGCACTTTCGTCCCAATACGTCTTGCCGTCGATGACGGTAAACCCGAAGCCGTAGCGCTCTGCGATTTCCGAGAGCTCTTTCCGAGGGCTGTGGGCGATCCGCAGCACGATTAGCCGCCGAAGCTTCCGCCAGCACGGCTACCGAAGCCACCGCTCGAACGCGAACCGGTCGAAGCCGAAGCGCGGGCAGCGGAAGCACGAGCAGCAGCACGAGCCGTGTAAGTCGGAGCAGCCGGGATCGGACGGTAGACACCGCCGACGAAACCAGCAGCCTGCGGGCGCCGGTCGCGATCGTAGTAGATCGGAGTGGCGACCTGACGCGAGCCGTTGCTCATCATGTTGCCGACCATGTAACCCATCAGCGCCGGCATGAACCAGCCGCCCGAGGACGATTGCTGGCAGTTGGAGAACTGCGCCTGGCACTGTTCCTGCGAGGCGAACTTCGGAGCGTTCTTCTCGGTCTCAGCCTTGGCTTCGTTCTGCGCCTTGGTGCAGGTGTCGAACGAGTTTCCGTCCTGAGTACATTCCTGGATCGTGGCGTAGGAGGTCGGCTCCTTCTGCTCCGAGCAGCCGGTCGACATGGCGATGGCGCCAAGGACGGCGAGTGTGATAGCGGCTGTGCGCTTCTTCATAACAAAGTCCCTTCTGGGAGTGTTGGTGGAAAGTAGGAGTGATTCTAGGGAACTGAAACCCAATGTTTCAGCGGGCGTCTTCTGGGAGTAAGGAACGAAGGTGATCGACGTAGTCGAGAAGATCAGCACAAGCCATCAAGGCATGCGGACCGCTGAGATCCGGCGTGCTGTAGATGCCGGCTTCATAAGCCGCGATTCCGATTGCCTGGAGCAACAGAGCTCGCTGATGATCAGCTTCGACGAACAGCTTCTGCATCGCATCGAACTCCTCCGCCGTCACCCATGCACGGTCCACGGCAACCGAGTTGCCGCTCTTGAACTTCAGAGCGACCTGCTCAAAGATGTTTGCTGTGTGCACGGAGCGCGTCCTCGAGTGCGTACTTGCCTTCGGCGAGGGTGTCATACAGCGCGATACGCTCGCGGTTGCAGATCACTTCCAGGTTGCCACGGCGCCAATAACCCGGTTCAACCACGACGATCAGCTTGCCCGGTGCGCGAGCAGCGATATAGCCGAACTCCAACAACGAGATCGGTGCCTGGGAATCCTTCGGGAAGAAGATGAGGACCAGGTCGGAACGCTCGATCATGTCGAGCTCCCAATTGACCTGCTCAGTGAACTGCGGATTCGTGAGCTCCTGTGTCCAGGAGGAATCCCAGTCGTCGCGTCGCGGGTTGAAGAAGCTGATGAGCTCTTCGTCACCGAAGAAGTCAACAACCTCCTGTTGCCAAGTACGCGCGCGACCCATGTCGATAGCGCCAGCCAAGAAAACGGTCAGGCGGTCATGAGGCGGCAGGATGCGCCCCGGCGGAAGGTAAACACTGTTCGTCATGATGCAAAAGACCCCGGTGACTAGATGCGATCATCATAGGTCACCGGGGTCTCAATGTTTACGACTTACCGCTTCTTGCAGAGGCTCTTATCGATGTGCCACCAGAGGACGACTACAGCGACAACCCAGACGAGGAACAAGCCAATGCCAAGGGCATGCGAAGGAAGCGTTCCCATGTTATTGACCGACCGCCGCGATGGTTGCGTCGTACTGGTCCATGACACGCTGCAAGCTATCCGCCTCGGTCTTGTCCAAGCGCTCTTCGACGAAGATCGGCAGGAACAGCGAGTACGTTTCCTTGCGGGTCGGCGGCAGGATCGAGTTGGACTTGACCGCGATGATCTTCAGATCCTTGCGCGCCCAGATGTCCTTCCGCTGCTCGTCGCTGAAGCCGCTACCGACCTGGACCTTCAGCTTGCCGTCGGAGGTCTGCGTGAGCAGCGCACCGAGCATGCCAGCAGCCTTGCCCTTGCCTTCTTCGTAGCCGACGACTTCCAGGTCGACTTCGAATTCCAGCTTCAGCTTGACCTGCCACTTGGAGGTGCTGTCTTCCCAGATCAGTTCGTCCGGATCCTTGACGATCGTACCCTCGAGACCGCGTTCCAGCGCATCGCGATAGTGGTCGTAAGCTTCCTTGAGGCTGTGGACCACGCGAGTTTCGATCTGCCACAGCGACAGGCGCTCGCCGACCATGAGGCTCTTCAGGTATTCGTGGCGCTCGTAGAACGGGACCTTGTACTTGTTCTTCGCCTTTGCCTGTTCGAGCGGGATGATGTCCCAGCACTCGTAGACAACGAAGAAGCCGTCGGCGAGCTCGCCGGACTGCAGCAGCGTATTGAACTTGCCGTTACCTTCCTGGCGGTTCATCGGCTTACGGTCGAAGTACATCAGGAGCTCACCGTGCAGCTGGTAGCCACGCGGGACCAGAGCCTGGACCTCGGCGATCAGCGAGTTGAAGGCGCCAACCAGCGGGAACGGCGAACCGTTACGGCTGCGCACCGAGACCGTGCCGTCGAGCTCGTGGGTGACGTTGGCGAACATGCCGTCAGCCTTGACCTGGCTGTAGACGCCCTTCTTCCAGTTGAACTTGTCGAGCTTGGCATCCTTCGGCAGCGAGCAGCGCATGTACGGAACGTCGGTGACGACTTCTTCGCCGAACACCTTGTTGACCGTATTACCGCTGAAACCGGCGCGGACGTCGCGTTCGATCAGCATCTGCAGCATCTCACGTTCCCAGTCGTTCTGGAAGCCGTTGTACAGGTTGCTCAACCACGTCTTGGCGGTCTTACCGGTCAGCTGGCGCATGCCGAGGGTCGAGTAGACGTTTGTCACGGTGTCCAGGTCGAACCGGACGTCGTCCATGATGTTGGAGACCGACGTGTTCTTGGTGTCGATCTTCTTCTGGTAGAAGTTGATGCGGGGTTCGTACACGACGCGCAGGAACTCGCGCAGTTCGGGCGAACGGGCATCGGTCAAGATGTCGATCTTGGCGTTCTTCGAGGGGTTGTTGCGGCAAGCGATGATGGCGTCGTAGACGTGCTTCATGATGGTTCCTTGGTAGCAGAGGGATTAGTTGGGGAGAGTTACGGTTTCGTTGACGGGGCGAATCTCGGTCACGGGTTCACCCCAGCCGTTGACACCCTTGATCTCGACGCGCTGGCCATCGGCGATGAGCTTGGTCGATTCAACGGTAATCCAGAAGTCACGGCGACCGATGTACAGGTCACCACGCGTCAGCCTGCTTGCGTTCTTGATCATTGACTTAGACCTTTGCCAGCTGCTTGTCGGTGACGTAGTACATCTTGCCACTGAAGCGGACCTTCACCATCGCGTAATCGTCGCCCGGATACTGCGGATCAACTGAGACGACCTTGACTTTCGCGCCTTCCGGCAAAGTGGTGAAGTGAGCGCGACCACTCACCGGTTGAGCCGTCACCCAGCCTTCACGATCGTTCTTTTCGCGGACCAGCTTGACTTCATCACCCTTCAAGAAAGTAGCCATTTTCAGTTCGCCTTTTCAGTAAGTTCCTTCGTTAAGAAACATTATACGCGAAAACAAGGAAATGTAAAGCCCCTGAGCGAACTCAGGGGCTTTTCGGCTAAGTCGTTGATTTTACAGCCGAAACTGACCCCTTACGGATCAACGACTTAGGTGCGTCCCAGGTACCACTGGCGGGCGCGTTTTGAGAGCTCACCGGCTACCACCTGCCACTCAAACTCCGAGGCTTCAACGGTGTCGAGTTCTTCCTTGTAGACGTCGCTGACGACCCACTTGAGGAAGTCGCCGGTTTCCTTGCGGGTAGGCTCCCCGGTCTCCTTCAGCTTCGACCAGCCCTGTTCGAGACGCCAGTCCGGCAGGATCTGAGCGCACAGAGCGTTGAAGTCCTCGATCTTGTCCGCCGTGACAGCGACCTTGACCTTGTTATTCGTGCCCTTATTTCCGTGCTTCTCACCCTTGGTCTTGAACCACGCACGGTGCTGCTTGTCGAGCGGTACAACGGCGTCCAGCGCGATCGCGTTGTACGGCGACCACACGAGTCCTTCGCCGATGCCTTCGATGCCGTGCAGCTTACCCCACGGGCACTCGTCTTCATACTGCTGGGTCAGCTTTTCCAGCTGCTCAACGGCGCTGTCCGGCTGGTTGAAGTCGATCTCGAGAACGATCGGCTTGACTTCGCAGATGTAACGAAGACCCGGAACGTCATCGTTCCTGTTGATATCGTTGACCGGATAGAAGACGCAGTCGGTGCTGCCATCTTCATGCTCGACGATCTCGTCGTCGTAAGCAATCGTGAAGACGACGAACTGCTTCTCGGACAGCTGATTCAGTGCAACGTTCTTCTGGATGCTCGGACCGATCCACTCACCGTACACGGTGAACGCCTGATCTTCACCAGCGTTCTCGCCGAGGTGGGCGAACTCCATCAGCAGCGCCGCAGCATTCTCGTGCACCCAGCGAGCGAAGCCCGCGTTGTCGGACTCCAGGCTCAACACGCGTTCACGCGACTGGGCGGTCAGCGTCTTTTCCTTCAGGTCGAAGTGGATGCCAGCGTTGGTGCCGTGCAGCTTGACGCGACCTTCATAGGTCAGCTTCGGCAACGGCAGGCGATGGTATTCGTACGCACGCTTGATCGAAGCGACGGCGTGACGGAAGGAGTCGATGGAAGGAAACTTCAGCATGATCAATTCATCCTGTTGATGTTTTGGAACTGGAGGATGCAGTCGTTCTCGAACGAGCGCGCATTGAGCATGTGCTCGTATGCGTCGTCGACCAGCCAGACCGTTGAGTGGTAGAACATCTTGTGCTTGCACATCAGCGTCCAGAGCACTTCCGGCTTGCCGAACAGGTCGAACATATCGTCCTGGCTCAGCTGCTTGCCGGTGGCTTCGCGAACGAGACGCGCCCAATCCGTCATCGAGAAGATCAAGTCCTCGTCGAACTGGCGCTTGATGAGAGGTTCCAACCAGGGCTGGATCTTCGCTTTGAAGCGTTGCTTGTCGATGTCGTTCCACACCGCCCACGACATCAAGCCGAGGCGAAGGTTCAGAATCGGAGTTGCGGGAGAGATTGTTTCTTCGCCGCCTTTCTTGAGGGGCGGGATGACGATGTCGTATCCGTTCAGGTATCGCTCGATCTTGAGGATGTTAGCCGTCAGTGCTTCGAGGCTACTCCAGTCCTGAATAACAGTTTCTTCCAGATCGAGGAAGACGAACGTCGTCTTGTCGTAGATCACATCATTCATGATATAAGTCTCTGTTGATCGATGGGAGAATCATGGGTCGCGCGCAACCCAATGTTTCAAGATCGAACCTGGCTTTCGCCGCTGCAACAGGCTACACAGAAAGGTCGCCTGGAGTGTCCCTTACGACTCACGTCGTTTCGTCTGCTATTGTCACAGACTCATCAGAGGGAGGGCTGAGAATACACCCTTCGTTGACACCGCTTTCGTTCGGATTATGGCTGGTTGCTCCAGCTTTCCCGACTTTTCCACGCGAGCCACCCTTTCGGATGCGGTCACGTACGATGTCACAGCTGCCTTGATTAGAGTGGAGGCGGTTCCACTGTCGTCGCAACATACTCCAGAGATCCGATTCAGCCTGCCTTGCGAGCAGCTAAGGGGCGCTAACCCCACACTTGCACTTTCCTCTGAACATCCGTCAGCCTTGCGAGCCTCTTGATGGGTCCATTCCTTGCGGTGGACCATTAAGCTGTTTTCTGTTACGACCGGCAACGACTTTGCGTTTTTTTGATAATCGAATTAAGAGATCGATTGCTTATCCAAGCAAAGTAGTTACCCACTAAGGTCGAGCGTTGCCGTGGATCCATACCCTTTTGGGGCACGAAATACCACCCGACCTTCTCTGTCTTCATCCGCTAGGACTACTGGCAGTGATTACACGGCGTTTCCACCATTACATCTGAGAGCCGCCCTCGTCCGCTAAGACTCAGACTAACACTCCTCCGGTTCACGATCATGCGCAGTTGTTTGAGCAGGTCTAGGAGATCTCACTCTCCGATGCACTCACCGATAGGCTCTGTACACGTTTCAACCAACAACCTCGCGCATTTCGACAAGAGTGATCCTTGCCACGGCACCTGCCGCTCGCATGCTTCGGCTATTTGTAGAGGAACCGTTCATCACGGTGAACCGCCTTGTGGGCAGTGGTCCTTTCGACACCTCACGATGCCTTACTCCTACGATGTTGGCTTGCGACAACAAGGTTGCTACACCAGAGCGACGTCTCACGACGAGCTTTCGTCCCTACTTTACTGTCCGGGACTCTTCAGTGGTTAGACAGGTTGGCGTTGCGCCAACCGAGGATCATAGTATGAGGGAATCAAACCTCAATGTTTCAATCACATCTCATTGCGAGAAGGTACTGCTTCACATCCCCACTGCGACATTATACTGAGCGTTGCATCAATGTTACTCGCGCACTCGCAGGTACTCGAGAACTTGTTCCGGCGCCATGTTGCGGATCTCGACGTTGATCTTGGCATCCTTGATCAAACGCGGTTGCACGACCTCCTCGAAATGGTCTTCGATCGGGCTCGTACCGTGATTCCGAACGTGTCCCAGGATCCCATCTTCGTGCGTGTTCAGTGCGGTCAACGCGGTCGTGCAATCGACGCGGACGTTGAAGTAATTTTGCACCTGTTTGAACACTTCACGCATGGTGGAACCGCTGTCGATGAAGTCGTCGACGAACACATACACCGGTACATCGTTGTCCGAGTTGTACTTCTGCATCCCGAACCGTTCCACTTCCGAACCGTGTGAGTTCTCGTTCTCCTTACGAACGTACAACAACGCATGGCGGACACCCTTCAGAGTCAGGGCGGTAGTCAGGTGAGTTGCTGCCGAGATACCGCTCATCCCACGATAGCACAGGATGTAGAAGCTGTCCTTGTTCTTGCGCAGATGCTTCTTGAAGTTCTTGGTTGCGTTCTTCGCCCAGGTATTCATCTCTTCGGCATTCATCGAAGTACCGTAGTGAGTGTTGTAGCTGTTGGAGAACTCCCTTTCCTTCTTCTTTGCGACGAACAGGACTTCGGCGTTGATATCGGTATCAAGCAGCATCTCACGAACTCCTCATGATCTAGTTGATAGGGACTAGTCTATCGGGCAGAAACCCAATGTTTCAGTCCACCACCTTCTTCAAATCCCGGGCAGGGACAGTGAAACCCGGATAGTCGCCGGTATCGCTGAGGGTCACGGTCTTGTGTGGCAAGCCGGTGTAGCGCTCGTCATCACTGGACAGACCGTAATCGTATCCCTTCATGTCGTATACGATCTCGCCCTTCTTGGCGAAGACGGTGCCGCTGATCTCTCGATCAGCGAGCAACTCGTACTTGGTCGGCTTGAAGACGTACATGTCCATCACTTCACCTCCGCGTTCTTACGAACCTGGTCAAAGGTCATCTGGCTGAATTCTTTCTCACCGTTGTAGGCGAAGTAGACACGCGCGTCCAGCCAGTGATCATTGAGAAGCATGTCTTCCTCACGAACGGTCATCATCTCACCGCCGCGATCAACCAGCGCCAACCAACCCTTCTTGGACTTCTTGCCCGGATCGGTGATCGGATCCTTGTACACGTCGACCGTTTCACCATCGATAATGGCGACGGAGCACTTCATGGCAAACTTGAAGGTGTCACGGTTGACCTTCTGGAGCAGACCGCCTCCCATGCCGAACGCGATGTTGCTGGCGCTGATGCCACGTTCGTGCAGCATTTCCAGGATCTCGCGAACTTCCACGATATCAATGCCGTCGCCTTGGATCACGCGGACGTAATCCGGAAGCACCTTGAAACCCTTGGAGTTGACGAGCACTTCATCAGCGAGCTCTTCCAGGAGGATCTCGATGACTTCCACCGGAGTCCGAACCGGATCACCCGAGTCCGGACGAATCACCACGGTGGCACCCTTTTCCTTGACCTGTTTCAGCAGACCGCCCTTGCACCAGATCTCGCGGACAGCGTTGTAGATGTCGAACGAGTCGGAGACGACCGCGAAGATCTTGCCAGGCTGAGCATAAGCATCGATCATCGCCTGATACGAAGCCTTCTCACCATCGCGACCGCGCATGGTCATCGTGCTGTGTTCCGCAGCCGGGATCGAGAAGCCGCAGACACCGGACTTGTAGTAGTGATCCGCCATCGCGATACCGCTCACGGTGTCGCTGCCCATGAAGTTGATCAGGTGAGCCGCGCCGCCGATCTGAGCCGATTCTTCCGAAGAGACGCCGCGAGCACCGAAGTCGTGCAGCTTGAACGGCAGTTCTGCATCCGGATTGTCGGAGGTCAGGTCCAGGTACTTCTTGATGGTCTTCTTGATCTCGCGACTCAGCGTTGCGACGGTCGACCCGTACCACACGCTGCGCAGGATCTCGGTCTCGACGAACGAGGTCAGCCACGGCAGCTTGGGGTCCAGGTTCTGCACGGACACCATCAGGTTGCCCAGCGGAACCGGAGTACCTTCGGGCACTGCGTTGATGATCATCGGCAGGAATCCGCCATGTTTGTTGACGATGCGCATCCAACCGTCGTAGTTGAACGGCTCACCATGCGCATCGCAGAACGCCTTGGCTTCGATGACGTGATCGGCGGTGATCGGCTTGGCCAGCTTGTCCATGATGTACTTCTGCAGACCGAACAGGACGACTTCTTCGGCACCGTCGAGTTTGGTTCCGCGCGCTTCGATGTACGAGAACGTGGTGGTCGCGCCTTCCGGGTACTGTTGGAAG